ATCACCAAACGCAACAGAAGACGGAACTATGACATATACTAAAGGCGAAGTGTTTGTAGTTGTTAATTTTAGATCTCCTTTTGATTACGGTAACGGAGAGTTAATGGAAATGCCAACAGTAGTTCCGCAGTTTAGCGGATTGTTTAGTGTTTATAAAGTTATTAATAATTTTAGTAAAGGACAGTATACACAAACTTTAAGTATGATAAGAAGATACGGACAGTCTCAAAAATCTACTACTGGTAATGTTGGACTTATTAAAACAACAGCTGATCCTAAATTGAAACCAAAACTTCCTACATCTGAAAAAGTACAAGACTCGCAAAAGACTCCTTCATCTTCTTCACAAGGCCAAAAAGAGATTAATCAAGCTGATAACTTGTTAGCACAAGCTCAAAATTCTTCGAAAAAAGGAATTGGCGGTGTACAGTCAGCACTAGTAAATGCAACATCTATTGTATCGGCACAAGCATCAATTGCACAATCAGCAGTTTCTAAGTTAACTAGTACAGGTAGCATTGCTTCTAAAGCACTTTCACAAGTAACAGCTAACCAAGCAGTAAACACATTTGGTAAATTTGGTAAACCGTCAATACCATCCTTTGGTGGCCTTGATACTGTTCAACTTGTCGATACTGTTGGAAATACTAATGCTCTTATTAACAATGCATTAGCAGTTGCAGTTCCGTCTTTTGGAAAATTAAAAGTAGACTTAGAAAGCCCAGCAGGAAAGTTAGGTGTACAAACAGCTGCAATTGCTGATAACTATAATGCGGCATTAGGTGCTGTGCAACCACCAGCAATTCCAAATTCAACTGACTTACTTAAAACTGCATCTACATCAATAAACAATATAGATTTAGCACCTGCACAAAAGATTCGAGACACTGGACAAGAAGTACTTAAAACTGCCGCTGGATTAAAACGAGCTGGCAGAAATTTACCTAGAGGGAGATTTATTTAATGTCAGCAGATGAAGAAATGGACAAGTTTTCAGTATTTGACGCTCCGTCTATAGGTGCTGATCCTAACGCTAATCCTTCAGCTTTTAAAATAGCTGCAAACATGTTTTATCAAACAGTTTCTCCTTCAGGAACAATTACAAAAGATCAAGTATTTTCGACAGCAACAACAGATGAAGTTGTACCTCCAGATGCTATAGCTCAGTATACTGTATATCTACAAATGGCAAATAAAGTAAAACCAGTGCGTGGATTATCACCTGAAGAGTTTTCTATAAATCAAAGATATATTGATGAGTCAACACGGTTGCGTAAAAAGGCATTAGATCAAATTGCTGGCACATCATTTTCAGAAGCAAAATTAGCTATAATTTCTAAAGAGCCTCCTATAAAAGGTTCAGCAACAGCTATAGCAGTAAAATCTGCACAGGCAACTAATTTGCCTAGTAGCGTTACAGCAAGTCCTACTGCTTCTACTAGGCCGCTATCAATCATAGAAACAGCATCTAAACAAGATACTGGTATAACTGCACCACAAATAGCCAGCAAAGATTTTGCTGCAATTCCTCCTGATGAAGGAGTTTATGCTTACACTCCGGCAGAGTTGTACGTTGATCGTTATGACTTTGAAACTGGCAAAAAAATACGTGTTGGCATTGCAGGCGGAGCTCATGGCGGAGCAGGAAATAACACTACAGTCGGCGACACAACACAAACAGTTGAGCAATCAGAGCCGTCCCCATCCGGGCCGCAATAATGCTAATTATTATAAACTGGATATATAATGGCACAAGGTAATTACACAAGAACCCCCGACTCGTCTAGAAGATTTCGAGACTCGGGACCGTACGAAGCTGTAGTAGTAAATCACTTAGACGTAAGGTATATGGGCGGGCTAGAAGTTGAATTAGTAAAATATTCTGGTTCAGGAGGCTCACCTGAAAAAGGTGGTGAACTTATACAGGTTCGATATTTAAGCCCGTTTTACGGTATTACTCCTGCAGCAGGATTAACACCAAACGACGGATATCAGAATACACAAAAAAGTTATGGCATGTGGATGGTTCCTCCGGACATTGGAACACGAGTCTTAGTTATATTTGCTGAAGGTAGCCCAAACCTTGGATACTGGATAGGCTGTATACCTGATGATTATATGAATTTTATGGTCCCAGATGGAAAAGCTAGTACAGAACAAACAACAGCATTAACACCTGAGAATATAAAAGGAGCAAAATTACCAGTTGGCGAATACAATAAAGCATTTGAAGATGGTACATTAATTGATCCTACGCTATTTAAAAAACCGTATAATAAAGATTTTACAGAAGTATTAGAAACACAAGGACTATTACTAGACGAAAACAGAGGAACAACTACTACTAGTGCAAGGCGCGAAATGCCTAGCATGGTTTTTGGTATAAGCACTCCGGGCCCGCTTGATAAAAGAGATGGCGCACCGAAAGTTACAATAGGTCCAGCAGAAGACAAAGTAACTATGCCTTATAATAGACTGGGCGGCACAAGTTTTGTTATGGATGACGGCGATCCATCCTTTCTAAGAAAGGATCATCCAGAAGATGGTCCTCCAATTTACCTTAATCAAATGGCATCTGAACAAGGAGGAAAATTTACTATTCCTCAGAACGAATTAGCAAGATGGCGCACTAGAACAGGCCATCAAATTCTAATGCATAATTCAGAAGACTTAATTTATATTGGTAATGCTAGAGGAACTACTTGGATAGAAATGACCAGCGATGGTAAGATTGATATACATGCTCAAGACAGTGTAAGTATTATGACTGATAATGATCTAAACATTACTGCTGAACGTGATATTAACATGGAAGCTGGTAGAAACATTAACATGAAAGCTACTGCACGTTATAGTAAAGGTGAGCCAACAGACGCTCAAGGTAACGAAAGTGGCAGAATACAATTAGAAGCACAGCATAATCATAATTTATTTGTTGGAAACGATTCAAAAATTACTGTAGCTAAAAATATGCATACAGGAGTTGGTGAGAATCAGTTTGTTTCAACTGGTAAATTTTTACATATTAATACAGGGCAAGATAATAGACTTACAGCTGGCGGATATACACATATTAATTCTGGCAAAGAGCATAGAGAAACAGCTACGTTTGTACATATGAATGGACCAGCGGCAGCTAAAGCTAATAAAGCTGACATTGTAGAACAGTTAGAAACAGTACAACTACCTTATGTATTTCCAGGGTCATCAACACCGGTTGCATATGATAGTATTTTAACTAGAGCTCCGCAACATGAGCCTTGGCCGCATCACGAAAACTTAGATCCATTAGCATTTAAAAAACCAGAAACTGATAGAGAATCACCAGGGACTTTACCGTCAGCTGACAGAGTATTAACACCGGATACTTTCTTTAAAAATAAAGGCGGGAGAACTTCAAGTTCAGTTGTATCTGGATCAGGTGGCGGACTGCAAAGCGGTCATCAAAGTACAGGCGGCGGAACTGGATCAGGACAAGGAACAGTACCTGTAGACAATTATTCTAGTAGCTTTGAATTTGATAAAGAGCTAGGCTCGCTTAGTTCGAAATACGAGTCAAGAGGTAATCCTGCAGCTATTGGCTTTGATAGTACTGGAGGCTGGTCGTATGGAACATATCAGTTAGCTAGTAAAGTTGGTGCATTTAGCGGATATATGAAATTCTTAAAATCAAAGCATTCTGAAGTATATGAATTATTACAAACCTCCGGAGGAAACTCGGGTGCAACAAACGGTACAGATGCATTTAAAGAAACTTGGCAGTTAGCAATGTCGGAAGACGATAAAGCAGAAACACAACATGCGTATGCAGTTATACAATATTTTGTTCCAGCGGCTGACAAAGTTACTAGAAGTACAGGAATTGATGTTAGAGTAAAATCAAAAACATTACAAGATGTTTTATGGTCCACATCAGTACAGCATGGCGCAGGTGGTTGCAACAGGATATTTAAAAGGGCTATTAAAAATTGCGGAAATTTAGCGCCTACAGATGAAGCACTAATTGTAGCAGTTTATAATGAGAGAGCTAAAAATAACGGTATGGCATACTTTAAGCGTAGTAATGCTAATGTTAGGGCAAGTGTTGTTAAAAGATTTAATAACGAAAAGCTGGATGCTTTAAAAAGTTTAGAGTTAGAAATTAAACAAGCTAACAATCCAGTCCAGGGGCAAGCTAATCAAGTCACTCTGCCAATCGGTCCGCAATAATAGGGTAAATATAGTATGAGCGAATTAGAAAAAAATCTATACAAAAGAATAAGTGTTCCGCCAAAACAACAGGACGCTGTTAAAGGCCGCGCCTACAGAGGGTTTTCTACAGTAGATGGCGGCTCCAAAGGATTTGCAAGATACGATTTTGAACTAATTAAACAAGACCTAATTAACCATTTCCATATACGCCAAGGGGAAAAACTTAGTGATCCGTCATTTGGCACAATTATATGGGATATGTTATTTGAACCATTTACATCTGATGTACAAGAAGCTATTATAGAAGATGTAACTACCATTGTAAACTATGACCCAAGGTGCAGCGTAAACGAAATTATTGTTGACACTTATGAAAAAGGTATTACTGTAGAATGTACTATAGTATTTCTTCCTTACAATATATCTGAACAGTTACGTTTTAAGTTTGATCAAGCCAATGGCCTGTTGTAAATTATATACGCACTTATCTGTAACAGATAAATATCATAGTAATAGAGGAAACCGACATGTCGTCAACAGATAGACAGACAAGATTATTAGTATCTGAGGATTGGAAGAGAGTTTATCAAGCATTTCGTAATGCTGACTTCCAGAGTTATGACTTTGACAATCTTCGTCGAACAATGATTAACTACCTTAGGCAAAATTATCCTGAGGATTTCAATGATTATATTGAATCATCAGAGTACCTAGCTTTGATTGAAATGATAGCATTTCTTGGGCAAAATATTAGCTTCCGCGTTGACTTAAACGCTAGAGAAAACTTCTTAGAAACAGCAGAACGCAGAGAAAGTATATTACGTTTAGCACGTATGCTTTCTTATAATCCACGTAGAAATCAAGCTTCAAATGGCTTATTAAAACTTTCAACAGTTAAAACAACAGAAGCTATTATTGATAGTGCTGGAATTAACCTTGCAAGCACAGTTATTAAGTGGAATGATCAAGCTAATACAAGTTACTTTGAACAGATTATTAAAATTTTAAATTCAGCGTTACCAGTTACAAATAGCATTGGTAATCCTTTGAAGAGTTCTTCAATAGCAAATGTTATTACACAGCAATATAGATTTAATGCAACAAACACTACTTCTTCAATTTTTCCATTTACTAAACGAGTAGAAGGTGTAAGCACACGATACGAAATAGTAAGTTCTGGAGTTTCAGGAGACAGCATTGTTGAAGAGCCACCAATTCCAGGTAACAGTCCAGCATTTCTTTTTAGAGATGATGGCCAAGGAGCAGGAAGTTCTAACACTGGATTCTTTATGCAGTTTAGACAGGGTAAATTAGATAGTTCCAATTTTAATGTAACATCGCCAACTCCTAATCAAACAGTTGCCGTAGACGTTACTGATATTAATGACACAGATGTGTGGTTATATAATGTTGACTCTAATGGGTTTGAAACAGAATTTTGGACAAAAATTGATG